GTTCACGCCCAGCGGGTCCATGAACTTGGTGTAGTCGGCCACTGGCAGCGGCGCGTCTTCTGCGGGCACGAACAGGCCGGTGAACTCGAACTGCCACTTCGGAATGCCCTTGGCATTGATGGTGGCCTTCACGTTGCCGTGCGCATCGGTCATCTTGTAGACGGTGCCGTCGACGTTGCCATAGATGGTGAGCGACTCCAGCGCGTCCGTGGCCGGCGCGAAGGTGGTGCTGACGCCGGCGGCCGTGGTGACGGCGATGGCGCAGCCGCGCATCAGCGCTGCGTAGCCGGGCACGTCCCCTGCCGCGGCAACGCCGGCGATCTCGACCGAGAAGGCGATCTTGCTGTACTGCGTGACCAGCACGGAGCCGCGCGAGCCGAAGTACGGGCGCACGTTGTCGCGCTGGACGACGTCGCCTTCGATGGGGGTCAGCGTGACTTCGCTGACCAGGATCGCGTTGGCCGCGCCCGTGGGCGCCGCGTCGGTGCCGCGTACCGTTTCAGCCTTGGCCAGGATGGCCATCTTGCGCATGAGTTTTGCCATGTCGGCGTTCTCCGTTGGTTGGTTGGTTTGGGTTGTCGAGAAAAGGAAAGATCTGCCTGCGTGCAGTCAGAGGTAGCGCCAGGTCCGCAGCTGCAGCGCGATGCCGTGGCAACGCACGCCGCAGAACGTGACGAGGCCGGTGCCGTCGACCTGCACGCCGTCGGTGCGCTTGTCGTCGGTGAGCGGTCCGGCGGCGCATGCGCCGCCGAAGGTGGGGTCGGCGCGCACGGCGTCGCGGATGTCTTCGACGAGAGCGTCGAACACATGCTCCGAAGCGGCGGCGTCGTCGAATGCGAGCAGGCCGTGCACGGTCCAGGTGTCCACGCTCATCGCGCGGCCGGCGGCATTGACGCTGCGCTCTTCGGTGGCGGTGCGGCGCAGCCACCAGCCGCGCATTTGCTGGCCGCCGCCCGGCAGGTCGTACAGGAAGAGCGAGCGCAGCGCTGCTTCGTCGGCCAGGGAGCGTTCGCGGTCGTGAACGCGGCCGACCTGTGGCACGGTGTTCAGCGTCTGCACGATGGCGCTGCGAAGGGTGTCGAGACGGCTCATGCCTGGGCTCCGTTGGGTGTTGATGGGTTGGTGTATGAACTGTCGCGGCGAAGGCCCGAATGGCTGAGGCCGACATTCGCCGTCCCCGTGCATCCGTGGTCCGTCAGTTGCCGCCGGGCCCGTTGCGGAACCACTGCTTGATTGCCTCCGCGAGCAGCGCCGTGCCGATGGCCATCGCGCCGCCCGATGCGGCGCCGAAAACGGCCGCGCGTTGCTCGACCGTGCGCAGCCGTCCGTCGAGCGCGTCGAAGCGCGTGTCGAAGCCGTCCATGCGGCGGTTCTGCCGGTCCTGTCCGTCCTTCAGGGCCTGCACCAGGCCGTGGATCTGGCCGAGCAGCAACAGCTCCTGCGTGCGTGCGTGGGTTTCGCTCATGGGGCGGGTCTTTCTGTAAGGAACTCGATCAGCGCGCGGTACCGGAGCCGGTCCGCCGCGCATGAGCGGGCATTGATGTCGTGGTTGGTCCAGGCGTCGTCGACGGTGAGGCCGGAATCAGCAGCACAGGCTTCGACGGAGGTGTCAGCAAGTCCGCAGGTGCCCGCGGGTACGTCGGTGCCCGCGAGGGCGCTGTTCCACATCCAGACAGCAGCAAGGCTGAGGCGATGAGGGCCATCGGCAGGTGGCGCGGCATCGGCATGCGGTTCAGGCGCTGCGGCAGGCGCTGCGCAGGAAGGCTGCCGCGTGCGGCGATCAGGAACGGCGGGAGGAAGCACAAGCGAAACGCGCTGGCGTAGTTCATGGGTCGGGCCTTCGAGAGAGAGGTAGCTGGCCTGCAGGGCGCTCGCGCCTAGCTGGTACTTCGCCGAGGCGGCGCGTCCGCGCTCGTACTCGGCCTGCAGGTCTTGCGCGAACTGCGTGGCGCGCTGCGCTTCCTTCTGCTGCCAGGCCGCGCGCTCCTGCATGCGGCCGGCACCATGGATCGCGAACGCGCAGGCGGCGAGCAGCAACGCCGCAACTGCGCCGGCAACGAGGCCCGCCCAGGCCCTGGCTGTGAGGCTCATGGCGCGTCGCTCCCCATGCATTGCGCATGCAGCCTGAGGCGGTCTTTCCAGATGCCCGCGCAGGTCCGGTTGCCGGGCGACGAGCAGTCGGTCTTGCCCACGTACTTCCAGCCCAGGATGGCGTTGCATGCGCCCGCGTAGTCACCCGCATTAAGGCGCTGCACGAGCACCGAGGTGCGGCCTTTCCGGCCGCCGGTGCAGAAGTTGAAGGCGCCGATGTTGTAGGCGAGGCTCACATACGCGTCGTACTCGTACTGGTGCAGCGGCACCTTCACGCATTGCTTGAGCTCGCCCTCGTAGGTCTGCACGTCGCGCAACGCGCGCTGCAGCGCGGGCACGGGCGTGGTGGTGTCGCCCATGCGCACGCCGCCGGTCGTGCCGAAGCCGATGGTGGGCACGGCCGTGCCGTGCACCGGGTCGGGGTAGGCCTTGTCGCTGTAGCCCTCGCGCGCGACGATACCGATCAGCCCCGCCGCGCTCAGTGCGAGCGCGGCCAGCAACTGGCGCGGCGCCTGGCCGCGCTGGCGTGTTTGCCGCCGCTTGAAGAGTGTTCGAGAGATGTCGTTGCCCATGACCCGAATGGTCGGGCGAAGGGGTCAAACGACTGAGGCCGACATGAGCCGGCCCCTTTCTTCATTTCTGCCGGCGCGTCAGATTTCGCCGCCGTGCCAGACGACGCGGCCGCTGATGTGCAGTTCCGCGGCCTGCTCGGCGCTCAGCACCTGCGGCTTGTACGCGGGGTTGTAGCTGATGATCTGCAGCCCGCCGGTGGAGAAGTCGCGCTGCAGCACCTTCACGTAGTCGTGTCCGTCGAGCTGGATGACGTACACGCCGTCCTGGTCGAGCGACTTGGTGGCGGTGTCGACCAGCAGGATGTCGCCGTTGTTGATCTTGTCGGCCATCGAATCGCCGCGCGCATGGACGATGCGCGCATGCACCGGCTTCACGCCCTTGCGCGCCATCCACGAGCGGCTGAACGCGAAGCGGCCCATGTGCTCCTGCGAACCGTTGATGGCGCCGCTGCCGGCGCTCACACGCACGTCGAGCAGTTCGACCAGCACGAAGACCTCGTCGTCCAGCCCGCTCGACAGCTGGCTGGGCGGGTTGGCCGGCTGGAACGGGTTGAGCTCCGACGGGTCGACGCCCAGCGCCAGCGCCATCACGTACAGCTGCTCGAGGCTGGCATCGCTCACGCCCCGCTCGATGCGGCCCACGGTATTGAAGTGCAGGCCGCTGCGCTGGGCGAGGTCGTCGATGGTGAGGCCCTTCTGCTTGCGCAGATCGCGAACCCGCGCGCCTTGCGCGAGAGCCAGCTCGCCGACGCGAGCCTTCACCTGGTCGTCGTCGGGTGGAGTGTTGATTTGCGGCTTCACGATAACTTTGGTTTGTGCGAACGCGCACATCCTAGACACGTCAAGGTATTTTTTCAACCCATCTGGTGTCTGAAAACATGTAAATGTTGATTTTCATGTTTCTCTTGATTGTGAAAACCTGATTTGTGTGCATAATCATTTCCATCGACACAAAACAACATATTCTGATGATTTAGCACCCCATTCGGGTTAAAGAAACGCTCGATCCGAGCAAAACCAACCCGTCCAAGTTGGATGGAGAACACGGATTCGCGCATATCCGAGCGGGTTTTGAACTGTCGGTGGGTTGTGGCCCACGCATCGGGGCCTCGCGCTGACGCGCAATCCGAAGCGGCTGGAGCGTCCCGGGCGGGACGCGAAGGCAGATGTTTGAAGAGTGCCCGACGAAGGTTGCAGCCTTCATCGGGCGTGCCAGTGAACTGAGCAGTGCCACGAGCGAGGAGGAATGTACTGTGAGAAAACGCTTTGTCAAAACCGAAGGCCGCGCGCGCCAGACAGGAGGCGCGTGATGGAAGACACGACCTCCGAATGGTTCGTCGCCAAGGCGCTGATGGCGCTGGCGGACCGCCGCGCCGAAGCGGCACAGGGCGAGACCGCCGCTCCCGAAACCGCGCCAGACGCGCAGGTCCGTGACGCGGACCCGTTCGCCACCCGCCTGTGGAACCTGCTGCGTATCCGCCGCGCGCTGACGGCCGACGAAGCTGCGGCCCTGCTGCTGACCGATGCGCAGGCCGACGAAGACATCGCGCTGGGCCGCCGCCAGGCGGGCGCGCTCATGCTGTCGTGGTCGCGGCAATGTCCGCAGGCTGTGCGCATGAACGCCCGCCGCGTGGACGGCATGAAGCGCTACACCCTGTTGCGCGACATCGGCGCCACGCCGCCGGCACCGCGCGGGGAGGCCCGATGACCGGAACGCCGCCCCCCTACATGCAAGAGGCGTGGTTCGCCTTGCTGCGGCAAGCCTGCGACGGACATTCGCGCTCCGAAGTGGCCGCGCAGCTGCACATCAGCCCAGCGGCGGTGAGCCAGGTGCTCAACGCCAGCGGCAAATACGGCGCCGGCAAGGCGCGCACCGACCGCATCGCCCGCCGCGTGCTCGACACCTTCGGCGAACCCGCGACGAACGAGGAGACCGCAGCATGAGC